TGTCTACAACACAGAACATATATTTGCACATCATTAGGGAGCTGGAGAACAAGGACAACGCGCTTGCGGTATCATCAATGCTGAATATTGGTTCATAGTGAAATGGCATAGGGGAGAAATGATTTGATCACCAATGATAAAATCAGAAAAAGGCTTGTTCCGGTCTATCTAAAGGAGTACTTCGAGGAACGTCCAAATGAAACGATGTCATCGGAAAAACTGCTTGACATGCTTAATTTGCACGGAATTGATCTGTGGCATAGAGCATTGGCAGAATACATAAAGGCTTTGCGCGTTTATGGTATGGACATTAAATCAATGAAAGGTCCCAATGGTGGGTATTGTTATAGGCGGTAGTCGAAAAGCAAGTTTAAAACAACCGCAAGAAAGGAATTATCATGATAATCAAAAAACTCGCAAAGCTCGTGAAAAAGGCACATTACCTTGGCATAACCTCTACGATCAACGAGCAATCACAGCAGTGGCTCGGAGGAAATTGGGGTCTTTACGACATCTCCGATTTGCCTTCGATAACATATGGACAGGCTTGTGCAATGTTCGATTTCAATGCAAAGACAATCGACAATACATGGGACGATAGCGACGGAGCGTGTATGCTTGCCAAAAAGGTTGAAACGGCCTGCAAATTCAGAAGATTTGAAGCCGACGAAATCGAAATACACTCCACATTCTTCGGAGATGAGGAGATGAAAGTCGTTGTCGACAAAGACCAGACTACGTTTGCGTTTATTCCCGCCGAGCTGCTTTCGCCCATCGTTGAAACAGAATATACACAAAAGGTGCTTATTCAGGGCGAGGACGATGCTACATATCTGCTTGTATACAACGGTTTACAGTTGGTTGCAATGATTCCGTCACTTCGTATTCCGAAAGGAATGGTGGACTCCTGGCAGGAATCGCAGACCAAGATATACAACTGCATGAGCCTTTATCTGAATACTTTGGCAGCTGAGGAGGAACGCAGAGCGGCAAGCGACTCCGAGGTCGAACATCAGTACACGTTCGACGAGAACGAGGATACGGAGGATGAGGAAGATGCTGAATAATTTATGCATGCAGGGCAACCTTGGAGCAGCGCCCGAGCTGAACACATCGCCGAGCGGCATATCAAGCGTTTCTTTCCGGATAGCCGTCAAGCGCAATTACAAAGAGCCTGACGGAAGCTACAAAACAGACTGGTTCTCCTGCGTAGCTTTCCGTCATACAGCTGAGTTCATCTGCAATCATTTCGGCAAGGGCGATATGATAATAATCAACGGCTCTTTGAGAACCAGCGAATACACCGACAAAGCAGGAAATAAGGTCAGTAAAACCGAAATCTATGTGGAGGGTGCGAACTTCGGCGGTTCAAAGACATCAAGCGCACCGAGCGGCGCAAAGGAACAGCCCGCTACTTCAGACCCACCGCCCATAGCTGGCAACAATGCACCGGACGATGATTACCCATTCTGATTGGAGGATGAAATGAATAACGAAATAGGAAGTCAGTTGAAAAATTTACGAGAAAGAAAAGGCTTAACAATTGAGCGGGTAGCCTATGCTGTTGATGAAATCCCCAGCGAGGTCGAGTTTTGGGAGAGCGGCAAGCTCAAGCCCTGCGCCGATGCGAAGAGAAAGCTGGAGTTTCTGTTTAGCTGTTTTGGCGACGATCACAAGGAGCTTGCAAAGGTAAACGAGGAAAACTATTCCGACTTTTTCAATTATCCAGAATGCGTTGACGTTCCTGAAAATTTCCCATCTTGGCTCAAGGCACACGGCTTTTTCGCTGCTCCAGCCTCCCTTGGACATCATGGAAACCAGCGCGGTGGACTTTATATACACTCTAGGCAAGTTGCAGTCGAATTGGAGAAATATACGCGAAACCTCGGATTGCAGTGGAACGACAGCAGGAGCGCTTGGCTCGTCGGAATGTTCCATGACCTTTGCAAGGTCGATGATTACTGCTACAACTGGGCCGGCGACAAGTGGGAATGGAACAAAAATCAGATACTCACAGGTCATGGTGAAAAGTCACTGATAATGCTCCAGCGGCATATCACTCTCACAGAACAGGAGATAGCGTGTATTCGCTGGCACATGGGGTCGTTTACAGACCAGAAGGAGTGGGAGTATTACGGCAGAGCGGTCGAACGGTACCCGGCTGTACTCTTTACTCACACTGCTGATATGTACGCGTCACACGTTCTGGGGGTATAAATGCAGCACATAGAAGACAATGAACAGATGATACTTATTCGCTGGGCGCAGTTCGAAAGCGGCAGACACCCCGAGTTGTCGTTGCTGTTTCATGTTCCGAACGGCGGTAAGCGCAGCAAGGTCGAAGCCGCAAGGTTCAAAGCGATGGGAGTGCAGGCGGGTGTTCCCGACCTGTTTCTCCCTGTTCCGCGCGGAGCTTATCACGGACTGTTTATCGAGATGAAAGCTCCCAAGGGGCGGACGTCTAATGCACAGAACGCATGGATAGAAAAGCTGAAGAACAACGGATATGCAGTCGAGGTGTGCTATGGCTTTGAGGCGGCTCAACAAACGCTGCTCTCATACCTTGACGAAAAATAGCTGTTTGCAATCAATTTCAACAAGGAGGTGTAACTTATGGCCAAGAAGAGAAACTGCAGGCGAACCCCGGAAGAAGTGAGCATACATGACGAGGCGGTGAAACTCCGCAAAATGACTGATGCTCAGCTTGTCGAAAAGGTTCGCTCTGCGTCTGCAGCGTCAAGTAAGATGCCTGCAGCACAGGTATCTTCGACAAAGAGTGCCGCTGAATTCCTCGAGGCATTCGCAAATGCCAATATTCCGGGCGTGGGGAAGATAACACTCAAGAAGATGAACACATTCGCAAAAGACAACGGATATCTTTAATAAAGGGGATTGGACGATATTATGACGGTAGCAGAATTAAATAAATATTACCTGCTGGAGGACGCTATTAGAGATGATAAAGAGAGAATCGCGAGAATTGAAGCAAAACTCTGCGGTTCCAGCGCCTTCGATACGAGCGGTGTACCGAAGAACCCGACACCGCGCAACCATACCGAGGACAGCTTTATCGAGCTGGCACACCTCAAGACAGAGCTTGGCAATGAGGTCAAGGAGTATGAGACTTTGAAAGTCAGGATTGAGCGGTATATCGCACGTATCACCGACCTGCTTATTAAGCGCATCATGGAGAAGCGAGTTCTCAAGCATAAAAGCTGGAGGACTGTTGCGGAGGAGCTCGGTGGGGGGAACACCATCGACTCCGTCAAGAAGATGTATTATCGCTACATATCGGACAATCCTGATTAAGTTGTCACCAATGTCCCCCATGTCCCGTCCAATGCGTGATATAATGAAAACATAATCAGATGCAATGCACTCCTCAATTTTTGCGTTCTCGCCCGGCGCAATATAAAATTGAGGAGGTTTTATGTTACCCAGGAAAAAATGTGAAGAAATCAAAGCGGTTGAGATGCCGTCTATCAAGGAGTATCTGAAAGAGATACAGCGCGACGGCAGCGAACTTGGAGCCGATGAGGTGTTAAAGGACACGCTCAAATGGCTTGATTCGCGCGGGATGAAGAACGCTGTATCAATGCAGATGGTCGAGCAGTATGCATTCTCCGTGGCTCGATGGATACACCTTGAGCGGCTCATCTCGAAGTATGGCTATATCGCCAAGCACCCGACCACCGGTGCACCTATTCAATCTCCGTATGTAGCGATGGCTCAATCTTACATGAAACAGGTCATCGCGATACGGAGTGAAATCAATCTTCAGCTTAAAGAATCACGTCCCGCGCCGACGACGTACGTTCGGGAGGTGGTTTACGGTGAGTAACGAGCTGAACTATTACCTTGCGGACGTTGAGGAGCTTATCCCCTATGCGCGAAATGCCAGGACGCATTCCTCTGCACAGATAACACAAATTGCCGCGTCAATAAAAGAGTTCGGGTTCCTCGCCCCTATCGTCATTGCCGAGGATAACACGATTTTGTGCGGTCACGGTCGCTTTTACGCCGCGCAAAAACTGGGCTTAAAGAAAATACCCTGCGTCAAGGAATCACACCTCACCGAGGCGCAGAAACGCGCATATATCATCGCAGACAATAAGCTGAGCATTAACGCAGGCTGGGATGATGAGTTGCTCGCTGTGGAGCTGTCAGACCTGCAAGGCGAGGGCGTTGACCTATCTATCACAGGTTTTGACGAAAAGGAACTTGCGGACTTATTCGATGATAAAAGCAAATCTGATGTTGAAGATGACGGGTACGATCTGTCAGCCGCATTGGAGAAAGCGGCATTTGTACAGCGCGGCGATATCTGGACGGTAGGCAGACACCGTCTGATGTGCGGCGATGCTACCAGCGCCGATGATGTTGCCGCTCTGATGGGAGGCAAGCGCGCGAACCTGCTCCTGACAGATCCGCCGTATGGCGTATCGTTCAAATCATCGAGCGGCTTGACCATTCAGAATGACAGCATAAAGGACGAAGATTTCTACAGCTTCCTTAAATCGGCTTTCAGCGCGGCGGTCGACTGCCTCGAAAAGGGAGCGGCGGCATACATCTTCCATGCTGATACGGAAGGACTGAATTTCCGCCGGGCTTTCGTTGACGCTGGCTTTCATCTCGCTGGCTGCTGTATCTGGGTCAAAGATAGTCTGGTTTTAGGTCGGAGTGACTATCAATGGCAGCATGAGCCGGTTCTATATGGATTCCTGCAAAATGGTAAGCACTCATGGTATTCAGACCGAAAGCAGACCACCATATGGAATTTCGCTAAGCCTAAGAAAAATGCGAACCACCCCACGTCGAAACCGCTTGACCTGCTTTCATACCCCATTCAGAATTCCACGCAGGAAAACGCTGTCGTTCTTGATACGTTCGGAGGGAGCGGCTCAACGCTTATGGCGTGTGAGCTGACGAACCGTATCTGCTACACTATGGAATTGGACGAGAAGTATGCCTCTGTCATTCTGCGGAGATACGTTGATGATACTGGATGCCCTGATGATGTATTTGTAGAGCGAAACGGTGAAAGAATCCCATATGCTTCACTTGCAAAGGCGGTGGAGCATGAGTGAACTGACTTTAGGCAGTCTGTTTGATGGCAGCGGCGGCTTTCCTCTAGGTGGAGTGCTTGCGGGAATAACTCCGCTGTGGTCCTCGGAAATAGAACCGTTTGCCGTCCGTGTCACAACAAAGCGACTGCCTCAGATGAAGCACTTCGGCGACGTGTCTGTGCTTAACGGCGCGGAGCTACCGCCTGTCGATATTATCACATTTGGCAGTCCGTGTCAGGATATGAGCATTGCCGGAAAGAGGAGCGGCTTGGACGGCGCACGTTCCAGCCTGTTCTATGAGGCAGTCAGGATAATCAAGGAAATGAGGTGTGCAACAAATGGCAAATACCCGCGATACTGCGTGTGGGAGAACGTTCCCGGAGCATTCAGCTCAAACGGCGGTGAGGACTTTCGGTGCGTCCTCGAAAGCCTGTGTAAAATCAAAGACGAAACCGTTTCTGTTCCTCGATATGAGAGATGGACAGCAGCAGGATATATCATGGCAAAAGACTTCTCCGTTGCCTGGAGAGTCTTTGACGCTCAATACTGGGGAGTACCCCAGAGAAGAAAACGCATCTACCTTATCGCAGATCTTGATTCCGAATGCGCCGGAAAGATATTGTTTGAGTCCGAGGGCGTGTCGCGGTATTCTGCTGAGAGCTTCCGCGCGTGGCAAAGAACTGCCGCCGTTGCTGAGGGCGGCATTGGAGCGGCAAGCGGGGGCTTAATGAACGCTGCCGGCTTTTGCGCGGAGCATTCGGCGAAAGCACGCGGAATCGGCTACGAGGAAGAAACTTCGCCCACGCTCCGCGCTGGGACGATACCAGCAACTGTCTACGAAAATCATTCACAGGACACACGGTATACCGGACCGCTTGATGTCGCTCCGACAGTAAGTTCGACCTATGGAATGGGCGGGAACAATCAGCCGTTTGTTGTGACCAAAGAAACGAGATG